ACCTGCACCTGTGTTTAATTCGATTAATGAATCAGATACTCTACTGTCTGTTGTACTTACTGTAGTTGTTGTACCATTAACTGTTAAGTTTCCTGTTACTGTTAAAGCACCACCAATTGTGACATCATCTGGTAAACCAATTGTAATAGTGTTGTTAGTAACTGCAGTGTTTACTTCGTTACTTGTACCAGAAAATGTTAGTGTATCTGTACCAACTGTTACAGTATCGTTAGATCCACTATCAGCGGCAATGGTTAAACCACTTGCTGAACTAACTTCAGAATCAACGTATGCTTTTGTTGCGGCATCTTGGTTGTTAGACGGATCACCAACGTTTGTTAATTTATTTGTGTTAAAGTCTACAGTTTGACCTGATGCTACATCTAAAGTTCCACCAATAAAAGCGGCTCCTGCGATACCAACACCACCGTCTACAATAAGTGCACCAGTTGTTACACTTGAAGAAGCAGTTGTTGCATCTACGTTAATAGCACCTGATGTTGTAACTGTAGCGGCTTGTATGCCTAATGCTTGAAAGTTTGCATATGCTGAAATACTTACGTTACCTGCAGTATCTCCATCTTCTGATCCTACGTTTGCAACTATAAATTTATCAGCACTTTCATCCCATAAAAATGCATAGTTGTCGTCTGATCCTCTGTTTATTAATAGACCACTATCAACTGCTCCTGATCCAGTTGCTTCTGCAGAAAGAGCAATAATAGCATCTTCAACTCTTGTATTAGTTGTACTAACACTAGTGGTTGTACCACTAACTGTTAAGTTACCTGAAACAGTAAGGTTACTGCCATAGGTAAGATCATTTGCCAGTTTACCTGCTGTTACCGCATTATTTGCTATTTTAGCGGTAGTAACGTTCAGATCGGTAATCTGGTTGGTTTTAATTCTTGTAATTGCCATTTAAATTTTCTCCATCCAATCGCGATTAAGTTATAACAATGTTATTTATTTTAAATGGGTAAATTTATAGCAATCAATAAGAATACGGCGTCAGAAAAGATATATTTTTTGACGTTGATTTTAAGGAGAAAAATTAGAATTGCAAAATTTTATTGCATAGTTATTTAGCAAATTAATGGAAATCTACCCAACCACCGTTAGCATATCCTTGAAATTTGTTTGTGGTTGTATTATAAATTACGTCACCGTTAGCAGAACTAAGTGCGTTCCTTTGAGTAGTAGTAAATTGTTGGAACTTTTGTGCTGGTTGTGCATTTCCACTATGAAAACTTCTTACTTGTATTACATCACCACTTGCAGGTGCGGCAGTAAATGTTAGTGTTGTACCACTTACACTGTAAGCATTTGTTGCTTCTTGTACTGTACCGTTTAGTGTAACTAGTACTGCATTTGTTGTAGTACTTGCTCCTAAAGTAAATGCTACTGTACTATTATCACCTGCAAAATTATTTGTTGTGATTGTATTATTAGGAGAAATACTTACCCAAGATCCGCCATTATAAACCTCAACTTCTGTAGTAGTTGTATTGAATCTGATCATACCTGTTTGACCAGTTGGTCTCTGTGCAGTTGTACCAACGGGTATAATTAATCCTGTATTTGCATCAACTGCTACGTATCCTGTACCTGCAGGTTCAATAATTATTTCTTCGTTAGTTGCAGTGGTTTGTATTCTATTATCTGTAAAAGTATATGCTCCTGTATCGCCACCTACACCGAACTCTCCTGTATATCTAGCACCTTCTATGTACACACTTTTACCACTAAAATTTACTCCGTTAGGTAAATTTGTACCAATAAAGTTTAAAACACCAGATTCATAATCAAAAAACCATTCGTCATCATTACCACTACCTGTTACAAATACTTTGTTACTAATTTGAGCTGCATTGGCGGCATCACCTGAGGTATGTACATAAACATTAACAAGATACGTACTGCCAAACTGTGGTGGAATCCAATCAGTCAATCCAGTTTTCCAAGTTCTATTAGCCGTGGCTGTATTATCTGCAGTAGTTTCTGTCGCACTAGCACCTAGATAACATGTTACAACTCCTGCACTACTACTTGGCTTGACTCCTGGTATACTTGCGGCTTGTTTCCAAACTCTATCACCTCTAATTAACAGAGGAGATGGTATTGCTTCGTTCGGTGCTAGTTTTTGTGCATTAGTATCTGTTTTAGTAGCACCATAACCAATCTTTTTAAACAGATAGTCAATTTTTTGATTGTCTGTAATCGTCATGCTGGTGTTCCTATACTAAGTGCAGAAACTGATTGTCCTGAGGCTAGTGCTATTCTTACTAAACAAACGTTTCCTGTTGCATTACTTAAATTAGCAGTACCTAGTGTCATCTCAAAGGTTTGATTATTAATAGCACTACCTGTTGGTATTACGTCAGCACCAGTAAAAGCACCACCACTAGAACCATTTCCACCATTGCCTGTATCAGTGCCTGGTAACCCTACGCCGGCATATTGTGTTGTTGTTTCTACCCAACCATTTATACCACTTGCGGCGGTTAATGTTGTACCAGGTGCGGCATACCACATTCCTGTAATACCACTACTACTTGTTAGAGTAATAGTAAATCTTGCTACAGTAGCACGTCTAAATGCAAAAGTAAAGTATTGGGTTCCTGTGTCTCCACTTCTATTTGGACCTGCAGGTAAAAATCCTGTACTGTAATTTACTACATTATGTTCTATTACACCTAATCTTACAGTTGCTTCTTTTGTTCCTGCAACCCCAGGATCAGACGCTTCTGTATAAGGACTATTAGTATAAAAATTTGTAACTGCACTAAAACTTGGTGTGTTTGCAGTGGCGGCGTTAAAATCAAAGATTCTTACTCCATCATCATCGTGGGTAGCACCTAAACTGTCTGCTACAGGAATAGCAATCTCACTTATTCCGCTTTGTGCGGCAGTATGTACTTGTAGTTTTGTACTAAGTTCTGTATATGAACTTACGCCATTTACATTTCTTGCTCTTGCTTTAATTGTTTCTACTGTACGTACACTAGATGATGTAATAGGTACACTTAAACTTCCTATTGCATATGCACTGCTAGTGCCTATGTTAACTTTAGGAATACCACTGGCTAACATTGTAGAAGCACCATCTATATCTGCATATGAGTAATCATTTGCATTACTTGCGTTTGCACTGGTACCTTCTGCATTTGTACCACTGTCTACTTCAACAATATTGCTTTGGTCTGTATATGCTTGACCTACTAAGTTATTAATAGTCATGCCAGTAATGTTTACTGTAGGACTTCCTGTGTTATAATAAGGAATACCACTTATAAATCTAAATGTTCCGTTTGTACCAGCACTTAAACTTCCTACACTTCCAAAAGTAGGACTTGCAGTTAAATTATCTTTTAGTATGTGTACGTAATTTGTATTTCCTGTTGTTGAATGTGTTAGTCTTTGGGCACTTAATCCTGTACTATATCCTGATAATGCTTTTGTAATTTTTGCACTAGCAACAAGATAAAAACGTTGTGGATAACTTGCATCAACAGTATCGAAATCTACATTACTGCTGACAACTAAACTTGTAAATGTACCTGTTTCTCCTTCTGACGCAGTAAAAGTTTTTGTTCCATCGTTAGCGGCATTTATTTCTGCTGCCAATGTACCTGCGGCTCCGTTGAAAAAATTACTCGCAGTACTTGTGTCAATTGTACCACTAGTGTATCTTCTTGCAGTCGTTGTGCTTAAACTTGCACCCGCGGCTAGTGTAGTAGCACTACCTGTGTTGTCTGTAAATCCACTTGCTAATTTTGGACTAGTACCTTGGAAACTATCACTTAATGTAATACTTTTTGTGCTTAAATTTGCTGGTGCACTTGGGGTGGCTTTTAAATTATAAGTTATACTTGTATCAACATCAGTCTGTGCAGTAATATCTGGTGTACCATTTGCAGTAAAATTTAAATTATAGTTTCCGACACTAGCACCTGCATAATCATGGTCAAGTGTTGCACCTATACTACCAGCGTCACTTCCGTTTTCTGTTACAGTATCGTTACTTCCAAATCCCCAATTATAAACATAATCGTCGGCATTTTGACTAGTGTTTGTAACTCTTACTATTGCACGATTTGTACCATCTAAATCTGTATGATTATATATTGTTTTGTTATCATCGCCACTTGCGGTACTTACTGTGACTGCAGTGCCTACAATATTTGCTCTTACATCTGGCTCTACATGTACTGAAAAAGTACTACTGATAAATGGACTACTAGTATGATTACTAATAACTCTTAAATTACCTGTATAATCTCTCGGAGTACCATTTGATTGGTCACTATTGCTAAGAGCATATGTATGATTTAAAACAACTCCTCTATCTCCTGCTCCGCCACTACCTGCGTTTACAGTAACATTACTTGTGCCATCTCCAAATTGATATTGATATTGTATACCATAAGTTGCATGACTACCAACACCTGCTTCTGTAGTATTTGTAAATTGTACTACATGTCCACTTGTTGCTTCTTCATTTACTCCACTAGTATCATTTAGTGATACAGTTGGTGTATGTGTATCATAAACTTCAAATGTATCACTAGCAGTAATAGGAAAACTTAATGCTGGATTTGCAGTGCTCATACTGTTAAGTTTTAGTGCTACAGTAAATTGTTGTTCAGTTTCTGTTGCAGTATCAAATGTATGTGCAATTCTTCCGCCTGATTGTGAACCTGCATCTGTATCATTATTAATCACATCATCTGATTGACTATCTCCCCAATCCCATGTCCATTGTCTTGTTGCACCACCGATATCTGTATTTGTACTATTATTTTGAAAATAAATTGTTGCACCATCATCCCAACTTGTAATAGGTGAACCACCACTAGGAGCCGCATATGCCGCAAATGCTACAGTAGGATCTGGACTAAAAACTACAATATAATCTGTTCTTGTAAATGTAGCAGTACTGCCTGCTCCTGCTCCACTTGTATTACTTGCAGTGACTTGTATTGAATGAGGACTATCAGTAAAATTATTATATACATGTGTTGGATTTGTACTTGCAGTTGTATCATTACTTGTGCCATCTCCCCAATCTATAACAAATTGGTTTGCATTTCCTACTGCAGTAATAGTTAATGTAGCAGTAAATCCTGCACCTCCGGCTGTAACATTACTTACAAAACTAACACTTTTAACAAAAGTATTATTACGAATATTTTCTGTTACTTCGTTTAGTTCATCTATTGCATCAGTTACTTTTGTAGTTGTTTCAAATAATTGATAAGCACCATCAGTTGTTAAACTACTATCTGTAGGCGTGCCTAAAGTAATTTGCATTCCTGTACTTACACCACCACTTGCTACTTGTGAATCCACATATGCTTTTGTAGATAGATCTTGTGCTTGTACAGGATCTAAAAAATTTCTTGCAAAACTAGCATCTCCATTGATTGTCCCGGTTCCGCTTGGACTAAGTGTAATATCCGCATTACTACTTAAACTGGAAATTTTATTTTCTTTTATCTCTATATCACCAACTGTAATATTGTTACTTCCAGAAATACTCAAATTGCCAGCAACAGACAATGTACCGCCAACAGATAATGTTGAACTGATTGCAGTTGTGCCTGTAATGTCTAATGTTGTTGTTGGATTTGTTTTTCCTATACCAATACGTCCATTGGTATAATCTACTACTAAAGAATTTGTATTAAAAGCAAGGTTCGAGTCTCTTTCTAGATTGGCTTTAAGGGCTCTTCCACCAATACGACTAATTGCCATAAGATTATACTCCTAATCTCTACTCGCTATCTTGCGTACACCTATTAACAATCCAAGGTGTCAGGGTTTGTCCTTGCTTTATTGCAATTAATCTTATTTATCTATTAATGTGTGGTGCTGTCTATGCCGTGGAGTACAGTGATTGTTTCAGCCGCTCCAGGAGGACTTGTAAATGTAATTGTAGTACCACTCAATGCGTATGCACTTGCTGGATTTTGATATACATTTCCTACTGCAACAATAACTCTTTGTGCTTGGTTACTAGTGACTGATTTACTCATAGTAAAGGCGGCAGTACTGCCGTCGCCGGTGAAACTATCTTGTGTAATAGCAATATTTCCTTCTTTACTAAATTGTGCAAATGCACTGCCATCGAAATACTCCATTTTACTAGTGTCTCGATTAAATCTTATATCACCTACATTACTGGATCCTGGTCTTTCAGCAGTTGTACCTGCCGGTATATCTAAAGCACCAGTGTTTGATGACTTCAATAAGTCGCCTCCATCAAAGGTGCCTCTTGTTTTTGCAAATCCTGCCATTAGATTGCTACCGAACTAACTGTGGCTTGTATACTAGATACTGCACTAGCAACACATTGTATTGTATCACCATTATCCAGCACAAGTTTTTCCATATTAATAACATATGTATCGCCGCCATCTATGTTTATTGCTTTTACAATAGTATTTAAAGTAGAAGCACTAGCACCATTTTTAACAACATGTATAGTAAGTGTTCTTGCCGCGGCATTGTCGTTCATAAAAAACATACAGGTTAATGCAGTTGTGTTTGTGCTTGTGTAGACAGTTGTTGCACTTGTTCCTACTAGTGTTTGTGTTATTGCCATTTATCTATTCCTTAAAATATCAATCCGTAAACTATTGCTTTACTTTTACTTACTAATTCGTCATTTGTAGATCCATCTACAAAAAATACTCCTGTACCACCACCAGCGGCAGTACCTCCATATAATAATGTACTTCCTGTTTTTGCACTAGGTGTACTACCTTGATCATTTAATTTTAATGTTCCTTCTATAGTTACACTACCAGTGCCACTTGGTATTAATTGTATATCTTCATTTGTACTACTAATAATATTTTTACCATTTATGTCCAGATTACCTCCTAATTGAGGTGTAGTGTCATCTATTACATCACTCATACCTGAACCAGTACCAGTAAGAATATTTACGTAACTACTTCCGCCATCTGTACTAATTTTAAATTTATCATCATTTTCGTCAAATACTAATAAAGCATCTGCAGTGCTACCTCTATCTATTTCAAAACCTGAAAATCTACCAGTGACTCCAGCACCTGATTCTCCATCATTGTAAGTAACAATTCTATCTGTAATTCTAGTATTAGTTGTTTCTACACTATTAGTAGTTCCTGTTACTGTCAAGTTACCTGTTACAGTAAGAGCATTATCGATGGTCATTCCACCACTTGCTGATATAGTATAGGCTCCACCGATTCTTTTAGTTTGACTCATGTTTTAATATCCTGTTATGCATATTATTTATCAATCGTTGAAAGTCGGCTAAAGTCATTGTTTCATAGTTATTATTTTGTAACCATTGTTCAGGAATAAAATTATCTAAAGGATTAACATGAATAAATCTTTTATGTTTATAATTTAGCATAATACTTTCTACTTGGTTTACCCAATTTTCAAAAACAGTAGGAGTATCATCTTTTTTTCTATAAAATTTTGTGCCAGCATAAATGTTATTAATTTTATTATTAATACCTTTTAAATCCATTCCGATCATATATAGATAATTTGCATTACTTAGACAACCAACACCAAGTGCGGCTGGCCCACTGCTCATTCCATGATAAGGTTGAGGTATTATATTAGCACCACTATCTATTACTTTAGATTGTTCACGAGTATAATGTATATTTCTTGAACTATATCCACTATTTTGTATCTCAACAGATATTTCTTTATCTGTACTTACTAATACACTAGGTGAAAATTCTTCGTATATTCTATTACAACCATATACTGTTCCATAATTAAGTAGACTTTTACAATCTACTTGTAGACGTGTTATACCGTTTCCTAATACAAATGCTATTTCTTTATTCATTTTAGTCACAAAAAAAGTTACAACTTATTATAGTTGTAACCTTTAATGTTTGTCAAGTATTAACCGTTAGGTACGGAAACACTTACGTTTTCTACTGGGCCTGATGC